ATTTTATGTTTCTCCTGTAGGTGTTGATATGGAGGATAATGGAGTTAGAACTACTGATTTAAAATATAGAGAAACTATTGATAGTATTATTCATCTAATTTTATATAGAAGTAGTCATAAAATTAAAAAATTAGTTGAATTATCAGGCACTACAGAGGAACGTATTGCGAAAATGAAAGAAACAATCTTTGGCTAATATTTATGGACATGAAATTGTCTGAATTAAAAAAAGAAATTAAGGAATATATTGTAGAAATATTATCTGAAGAAGGTATAGATGAGGGAACTTATGTAGGACCTGAAGCAGCAGATGATCTTCAAAAAGATCCTAAGTTTGCTGCTGCTAAAGATAAAGCAACTGCTGTTAATACCTTAAAATCTGGTGGTAGTGTTACTTTAGAAGAAGAAGACGAAGATAAAGAACCTACTAAAGCAGAGTTAGAAAAGGAAAAAGTAAAAGGCGCTCCTTCTAAATTTAAAGTATCAAATTCTGAATTTGAGGATTTTAAAGATAAATTAAAAACTTTAGTTAAAAAAGTTAAAGACATGGAAAAAGGAGATGCTAGAGATAAAAAAATGGCTGCCCTTAAACAATTTATTAAAAAACCAGAATTAGTTAAAGCGTTTAAAGAAAGAGACGTTAAAATTGATACTGGAGATTTGATTGGATAATATGAAAAAAGGTTTTCCTTATATAGTTATAGCAATTTTAGTTGCGATTATCATTTGGCTCTCTAAATGTTCTGGGGATACTATTGTTACTAATATTGATACTTTTACTAAAACATCTTATGTTCATGATACAATTAAAGTAAAAGGCAAAACTAAAATCAAACCAGTTCCTGTTCCTTATTATGTTCATGATACAATAATTGACTCAACAGGAAATATTATCATTATTGATACTAAAAAATATGTAACTAATGATACTTTTGAATATAAAACAGACTCATTTACTGCTTATTTTTATACTAAAATATATTCAATGTGTCCTTTAGATTCTATTAAAAGCGATTTATTAGCTTCTGTAAGACATAAAATAATAGAAACTACTATTACTAAACAAGTTGTTAAAAAACATGCTTTATTTGTTGGTCCTACCTTTAGTTTAATTGGAAATTATGCTTCATTAGATGCTTTATATGAAAATAAAGGAAAAACTATTTATAAAGTAGGAGTAGGAGCCAATAATAGACTTCAACCTATGTTGAATGCTAGTATTTATTGGCGAATCTCCAAATAATATGAGTCAGGATTTAAAACAAATAATTAGAGAAGAATATATTAAGTGTGCCCAAGATCCGGCTCACTTTATGAAAAAATATTGTAATATTCAACACCCACAAAGGGGTCGAGTAATATTCAATTTATATCCTTTCCAAGAAAAGGTATTAAGACTTTGGAGAGATAATCCATATTCAGTTGTATTGAAGTCTAGACAGTTGGGTATCTCAACATTGGCCGCAGGGTATTCTTTGTGGCTAATGTTATTCCAAAAGGATAAAAACGTATTGTGTATTGCTACTAAGCAAGAAACAGCAAAAAACATGGTAACGAAAGTTAAATTCATGTTTGACAATTTACCTTCATGGCTTAAAATACCAGCAGACGAACATAACAAACTAACACTACGACTGAATAACGGATCACAAATTAAAGCTACTTCAGCATCAAGTGATGCAGGTCGTTCAGAAGCAGTATCTTTATTGATAGTCGATGAGGCAGCTTTTATTGAAAGTATTGGTGAAATATGGGCCTCAGCTCAACAAACATTAGCAACTGGTGGTGGTGCTATTGTATTATCAACCCCCTACGGAACTGGAAACTGGTTTCACAAAACATGGGTATCAGCAGAAAATGCTGAAAATGATTTCTTACCAATTAAATTACCTTGGTATGTCCATCCTGAACGAGATGAAAACTGGAGAAAACGTCAAGATGAATTATTAGGAGATCCTAGATTAGCTGCTCAAGAATGTGATTGCGACTTTAGCACTTCGGGTGATGTAGTATTTTATAATGAGTGGTTAGAATTTATTACCCAAACAACAATAAAAGAACCTCTTGAAAGAAGAGGCGCTGACCAGAACTTCTGGGTATGGGAACCAGCAGACTATACAAGAGATTATATGGTAGTAGCTGACGTAGCTAGAGGTGATGGTAAAGATTTTTCAACTTGTCATGTTATTGATATTGCTACCAATACACAAGTTGCCGAATATAGAGGACAATTACCTACTAAAGAATTTGGATATTTTCTAGTAGGTGTTGCCACAGAATATAATCAAGCATTATTAGTAATTGAAAATGCCTCTATTGGATGGGCAACTATTGATGCTGTAATTGAAAGAGGTTATCGCAATTTATATCAATCACCTAAATCAGACCAACTCACAGCAGAGTCGTATTTAAAGACATATGAGGGTTCATCCGATATGACCCCTGGTTTTACAATGTCAATGCGTACTAGACCGTTAATTGTGAATAAATTCCGTGAATTTGTTGGTGATCGTTCAGTAACAATCCGTTCAAAACGATTATTAGAGGAAATGAAAGTGTTTGTATGGAAAAACGGCAGACCAGAAGCACAAATAGGTTATAATGATGACTTAGTAATGCCATTTGGTATTGCTATGTTTTTAAGAGATACATCATTAAAATTTCAACAACAAGCTCATGACATGACTCGCGCTACACTAGGCAATATGAGTAAAACTTCGTATATTGGCGCTTATAATCCAAATTCTATACAAAATCCCTATACTATTAAAACAGATGGCGGATTTGAGGATATTAGATGGTTATTGTAATATTTATAAACATATAAAAAATACTCAAAATGGCAGATAAAAGCTTATTCACCCGATTACAACGTCTATTTTCAACAGACGTTATTATTAGAAATCAGGGTGGCAACGAATTAAAAGTAATGGATGTTGATTCAATCCAAACCTCAGGGGATATAGCAACTAATTCATTAGTAGATAGATATAATCGTTTATATTCTCCAGCATCAACCTCATTATTAGGTTCTCAAATTGGTATAAACTGGAAGTATTTACGTACTATGGTTTATTCGGATTATGATAACATGGATTATGATGCTATTGTTGCCTCTGCTCTTGATATTGTTTCAGATGAATCTACTTTAAAAAATGATATGGGGGAAGTGCTTCATATTAAATCAAGCGATGATGATATTCAACAAATACTTTATAATTTATTTTATGATGTATTAAATATTGAATTTAATTTATGGTCTTGGATTCGCCAAATGTGTAAATATGGTGATTTTTTCCTTAAGCTAGAAATTGCTGAAAAATATGGTGTTTATAATGTAATTCCTTACACTGCTTACCATATTGAAAGACAAGAAAATTATGATCCCGAACATCCTAATGCTGTAAGGTTTAGATACTCACCAGAAGGTATTTATGCTGGTGGTTCTGGTTATTATGGTGTTCCTAATACTTTTGATAGGGATAAAGAAATTGGTATTTATTTTGATAATTATGAGGTAGCTCACTTTAGATTGTTAACAGATGTTAACTATTTACCTTATGGTCGTTCATATTTGGAACCAGCTCGTCGTATCTTTAAACAATATGTTTTAATGGAGGATGCTATGTTGATTCATAGAATTTCCCGTAGTCCTGATCGTCGTATATTCTATATTAACGTTGGTTCTATTCCTCCAAATGAGGTAGAAAATTTCATGCAGAAAACTATTTCTACTATGAAGCGTACTCCGTTAATGGATGCTCAAACAGGTGATTATAACCAAAAATATAACATGCAAAACTTATTGGAGGATTTTTATATTCCAATTCGTGGTAATGATACAACAACTAAAATTGAAACTACACCTGGTTTACAATACGATGGTATTCAAGACGTTACATACTTACGTGATAAATTATTTGCTGCCCTTAAAGTGCCTAAAGCATTTATGGGTTACGATAAGGATTTAAGTGGTAAAGCAACATTAGCAGCAGAGGATATTCGTTTTGCTCGCACAATTGATCGTATTCAGCGTATTACGTTATCTGAATTATATAAAATTGCCTTAGTTCATTTATACTCTCAGGGTTATACAGGTGAACAATTAACTAACTTTGAGTTAGATTTAACAGGTCCATCAATTATTTACGATCAAGAAAAAATAGCATTATTAACCCAAAAAGTAGATTTAGCTCAAAAGATTATGGAAGCTAAATTATTACCTACTGACTGGATTTATGATAATGTATTCCACTTTAGTCAAGATGAGTATGATGAATACAGAGATTTATTAGCTGAGGACCAAAAACGTGCTTTTAGATTAACACAAATTGCGGCTGAAGGCAATGATCCTAAAGTAACTGGTAAATCATATGGAACACCACACGATTTGGCTTCACTTTATGGTAAAGGAAGAATGTATTCTGAGCCCGAAAATGTTCCCGCAGGATATGGTGATGATTTAGAGTTAGGACGTCCTGAGGAAAAAGCAACAACTCGTAATACACAAGATGATAATTTTGGTAAGGATAGATTAGGTGCTAAAGGAATGAAAAATGATGATAACGAATCGGATTCAATCCGTCCTCAATACAAAGGTGGTTCTCCATTAGCTTTAGAAGCAAAACAAGTGTATCTTAAAAACAAAACGTTAATTGAAAGTTTAGGCAAAAGAGTAACGGCTGAAATTTCAACGTTGGGAGATTCATTGTTAGATGAAAGTAAGTTAAAGGAATAAGAATCTTTATATATTTATAACAAAACCTTTGGGAATGAACATTAAACATTCTAAGTATAAAAATACGGGAATCCTGTTTGAATTGTTGGTGAGACAAATAACGGCGGATACATTATCGGGTAAAGACTCGAAAGCAACTAATATATTAAAAAAATATTTTGTTAAAACTGAATTAGGTAGAGAATATAAATTATACGAAACCATTACTAAATATAAAAATTTAACAGAAGGTAAAGCAGAAGTTGTAATTAATTCAGTTATTGAATCTTCTAAAAATTTAAATAGAGGAGCTCTAAAAAGACAAAAATATAATTTAATTCAAGAAATTTCTAAACAATATAATTTAGAGGAATTTTTTAAAACTAAATTACCTAATTATAAATCATATGCTGCTTTATATACATTAGTAGAAATTTATAATAGCGAAATGTTATCAACTCCCGACCAAATTATTTCTAATAAAATTGCTATTTTAGAAAATTTAACAGCTAAATCAATTGATAAGAAAAAGGTTGAGGACGATTTATTGACCGAGTTTCAATCATATGATAAAGATTTACGTATTTTAACTTATAAAGTATTGTTAGAGAAATTTAATGGTAAATATGCTTCATTAAATGATAATCAAAAAACAGTATTAAAAGAATTTATTAATTCAGTTGATTCAACTCCTAAATTAAGAGATTTTTATAATAATAAAATTACAGAAATTAAAACTACTTTAACTAAACAAGTTAAAAAAGTAACTGATAAAGCCATTCAAATTAAACTAAATGAGGTTAATAATATGTTATTTCCTTTGGGCAAAACAGCTAAGGTAGGTAATGATGATTTAGTTAATTTATTACAATATTACGAATTATTAGAGGAACTTACTAAAGTAAATGGCTAAATTTAAATTTAAATTAAAAGAAGAAAAAGAAACCCTTAAACCTAAGGAAGTGGATCCTGCGTTAATTCAACGTATTGAGAAAACTTATGGTCCTGTGGATATGGAAAATGACTTTTTTTCCGCTAATCTAAAAACTTATTTTAAAACATCATCCATTGATCCTGAAACAGGTTCTATAGGACATAAAATTATTAAATTAGCTAGCTTTACAGATTCATTAGAAAAATTATATATAGCAACAAATGCTTTATCTGATTTAGTTAAATCACCAGGTGGAAAAGATGATGCGGTAGTTGTTAAGTTGTATGATAATTTAAAAATATTATTTAATACTTTTAGAACTCATTTACGTAAATATTATCCTGATCAATATGAAGCTATTAAAAATAAATTAGATGAAATATCTACTATAGCTTCCAACTCAGGATTTACATCAGGAGGTGAGGGTGAAAATCATACAGGTCCTTCTCCTCGTAAATCAACTTATGGTGCTTATACACAAGCTGGATTTAAAAAAGTAACTGAGGGCCCTGGAGCAACTATGGGTCCTGGTCCTAAAGCTGGCCCCACAGGTGTAACAAAAAATAAATACGTAACAGATTTTAAATATACATTAATAAAAAACCCTTTAAAAGAAGTTGAAGATACAGAACAATTTCTTGATGATATGCAAATTAATGATCCTGCTAGAAGGAAATTCGTTAAAAGTAGATTATTAGGTTTTGATGCTGTAGAAGATAAATTAAATCAATTAGTTCCAATGATGCAACAAGCAAAAAATAAAACAATTGATTATTATAGAAACAATCCTGATTCATATGCTGTAGTTTATGGCACTGATTTAGCACAAGAATATTTAAACGATTTAATAAACTTATTTAACGAACAATAACATGGCAAATATACCCGTAAATTTTGGAGGAGCACTTTTAACAGCAGGACAATCAATAACTGGTTCCTTTGCTGGGATAATTTCTTTAGGAACTGGATCAGCAACCTCTCCAACTGGATCAACAATTTCTGCTTTCAAATATGGAAATGGATTACAAGCAAATCAAGCAATTATAGAATCAACAGGAGTTTCATTTACTATTCCTGCTGGAGCTACAGTTCCTTTATTTATAACTTCTTGTAGTTTAGCTGCAGGTAGTGCACCAGTAATTTTATACACATAATATTTATAATAAAATGAAAACCTTACAACAAGAATATCAATTAATTAAAGAAGGAAAAGGTAATAAAGACCACTTTTTAAAAGTAGCTCGCCATATGTTTCCTGAATATATTACCACAGGTAATGACTTTAAATCTGCTGTTCATATCTTAAAAAGTAAAAGTCTTTTAAGCGAAGCGGCTGGTGGAGTAATTACTTATTCTAAAGCTCAACCTAACTGGTTTAAAATTTTTAATGAAAAAATTGAAGAAGCAATTGGTGTTAAAAATACTAAAGAATATGGTGACCAAAACGAGTTTGAAAAAATCGACAAAGATGTTCAAGCATCTTTAGATCATCAATTTGATAATAATGATCCTAAAAACATTGATAACTTATATGGTCAATCATTCTTATTAGGTTATTTGACCGAAATGGGTGATCCTAAAAATGCTAAAAAAACAGTAGAAGAATTAAAAGCTATTGTTGCTAAAAACATGGCTAAGGATATTAACTATTACCATACAAATGCCTCTTTTGGTGTTAAAGGAATTGGATATACTAAAGATTCAGTAGGAATGGGAGAACCTGTTGCCCCTAAAGGCAAATATAAGTCAAGCGGATACGGTGATTTGAAAAAATAATGAAACAGGTATTAATTGAAACCATACCATTTCAAGTTGCCCCCATACAGCTTACCGAAGGTTTAAAAGCACCATCTGGTAATCCTATGGTTGTAGGTATTTTAGCAACCGCTGAAGTAAAAAATGGTAATGGTAGATATTATCCTAAAGAATTATGGGAACGGGAAATGGATAAGTATAACCAAGTTATTGAAGAAAATAGAGCAACAGGTGAATTAGACCATCCCGATTCAACTATTATATCCTTAAAAAACGTATCCCATATTATTAGAGAAACTTATTGGGAAGGAGATAAAGTAATAGGAAAAATAGAAATATTACCTACTACCTCTGGAAATATTTTAAAAGCACTTATTGAAAATAATGTTCAAGTAGGTGTTTCATCTCGTGGAATGGGTTCATTAAAAGAAATTAATGAAGGCACATTAGAAGTTCAGGATGATTTTGAATTATTATGTTGGGATTTTGTATCAACTCCCTCTAATCCAGGTTCATATATGCAATTAGTAAAAGAAGGTAAAGAAATTCAACCATACCAATACAATAAAGTTAATTCTATATTAACAGAAATATTATGTGCTAACGGCACCTGCCCAATATTTTAACTCCTCCTTAGATAGTATCTTTGGACCGACCCTCCCCTAAAAAAGGAGGGTTTCATATTTCTGCGACTTTCAAGAATCTCCATATACGTATATTCGTAATATGCGATTTTCTTATATCGCATTTAGATAAAATATTCTATTACGCTTCGACATTAGTCAACAATAAGCGTATTTCCAACAAAAATTATTTGAGGACAAAAAACAAAATGGTAAACAGAGATTTATTGAAAGAAGCCATTGCCGATGCCAAAGCAGTTAAGGAAACTGCCATCGTCAATGCAAAAGCCGCTCTTGAAGAAGCTTTTACCCCTTATTTGAAAGAAAGGTTAGCCGCAAAGTTAGCT